GGACATTTTCTACAAAAAGGGCGCAAAAGGGGCGCACGAAGACAACAAAAAAGCGCTGTGATAGTTGAAATCACAGCGTTTCAATGGCGGAGAGAGGGGGATTTGAACCCATCAGAACTGATATATCGTGATATATGCTGATATATACTGATATGCGTGAAACATTGAAATTTCAAGGTTTAACGCCCCAACACGTTGAAATCATTGGAGTTGCGTTGATGACAGCTTTTCTGAAAAAGGGGCGCAAAAAGGACGCACACAAAAAGGCCCGGGAGCATCCCCGGGTCTTCTTGCGTATGTAAGGAGCTGATCATTTGCAGACCGTCTCGATCTGCCCTACCTTGTTTTTTCCAAGTTACCGATTCTGACTCCATGTTCGGCAACTGTCTCTTTCAGCTTGTCGATTTCCTCCCCATGTTTGGTGATACGGGAGTCCAGCTTGTCGACGCTGGCCTTGAAGTTATCTATGCTTGTTTTCAGTTCCGTGATGTTTGTGTTCAGATCGAGGAACGGTTTAAGGACAACCAGCATCGCCCCTATGAATCCGACCGCTGCAATTATAAGATTGTCCGTCATTATTTCCACCTCCTCCGGATCCCTACGAGCGGTCTGCTCATGGAATTCCACTTTGATTTCTTGACACCTTCCTTGACATTGGCTGCGTGGACTACTTTGCCGTCACCGACATAAATCGCATGATGTATGCCGGTCTTGTTCTTGTAGGTGAAGATGTCGCCCTTCTTTGCCTTGGACGCATCCGTGCCGATTGACTTGCCCCAGTCGCTTAGTTTGTTTGACATCGTGATACCGTTGACCTTGTAGCAATGCTGGACGAAGCCAGTGCAGTCAACACCAGTACGGATGTCCGTGCCACCGCTCTTGTACTTGACCTTGCCGATGAGTGAGACGGCTGTGTCAGCGATCCTGTCTCCTCTGGTCTTGGTGGATGTCTGCGGAATATTCGTTTCGGTGTTGGTCTTACCGAAGACTTGCTTGTTCAGGTATGACTGAAGAGCCTTTACAGATTTTGCACCGAAGTAGCCGTCTACGTCCTTACCCTTGAACCCGCACAGCTTGCTCTGTACCGCCTTGGATGTTTGTGTACCCCATGAACCATCCTGCGAAACGCCGACTTTCTTCTGTAAGGCTTTGATAGTACCAAGTCCCATGATGGCGTCAATAGCACCTGTGTAACATCCGCACTCCTTGAGCCATCTCTGCATCACAGCGATGCTGTTGTATCCGAAGAATCCGTCAACATCGAGTTTGCGGTCAGCACTGAAGTCTGTCGGCTTGAAGTGCGGTCGGTAGCATCCGCAGACGTACTTCTCAGTTCTCGTCTTCTGCGCTACGATACCGCCTGATGTGTTGCCTTCGATGGTATAGACCTCGAGGTCACTCTTCCTCTCTCTGACGAGTCCAATGTGGTTCGGCACTCCGTTAGGCTCCCAGTCGAAGTAGATGACATCGCACGGCATTGCCAAGTAAATCGGAACCTGTGCGAGATTGTTCTGACACCACTTCATTGATGTCGGACAGTAGGTGACTTTGCGTCCGTTGCAGAAGAGCGATGTGTTTCCGCTCTCGTTAAAGATGTAGTCCACGTACGCATTGCACCACGCAGAACCGCTTGGCAGACCGCAGAATTTTCTGAAGCGTGAACCGCCTTGACCGAGGTACTTCTGTGCGACTTTGAGCATCTCGAAGTTAGTCATCAGCCTCACCTTCTTCCTCTACGTATGAGTCTTCAGGCTCTTCGGCTGACATATAGATGTGTTCGGCATAGTCCACCTCAGGAAGCCCCGTTGCGATGGATGTCAGAAGTGACAGTATACCGCTGAGTAATGATGCGGATATTACCACCTTCCACTGGACATCTGACAGCACGGCTGCCGTGCCAATCATAGCGACGGCTGTCTGTGCTATTGTACGCAAGGCACGAATCAGCGATGCCTTAATAAAATTATTCATTATTTACCCCTCCCGCTGACTATTACGCAAGTCAGCATCATGCCGACAAAAGAGCCGACTATAAAAGATATGATGTAGAGCATGTCGCTCCTTTCTGTTATTGAATAGCAAATACTATTTGTCCGTAATATCGCATGTTTGCAGTCATGCCGTTCTTCGCAAGGCTGATTTAGACAAGAAAGTATTTCCTCACGGTAATGGTTATTGTCTGCGCGGTACTGCTGACCACCCTATACACAGAGCGTGTCCCATAATCCTCAAGAGGGACAAGCGTATTTACTGCGTTTACTGAGTTGGATGCTTGAACGAATCGAAGCACAGTGCCTAAATACAGCGCATTACTCGGAGCTGTAAAATCGAGTGTAATGGTTCCGTTCCCACCCGCCGTGCTTATTGTTGCGCTCCCCTGCTGTTGTTCAAAATAGATGCCAGACTTGCGCTTGATAATGCTACTTGCCATAGGAGTCACCCCCTATCAGCCTATACCTCAGACCTCCTTTCGGAAGTCTCGGAGACAGCCCTAACGCACTGCCTCCTTTCTGTATGTTCCGAGTACCGCAGTACCCCCCCCCGAAGTTTACGATAATTCTGTTCATGTTATGCCTCCTCTGTCTCTGCGACAGCCTTTTCCCATACCTCGCCAACGAGTCCGAGTCCTCTGCTGTCAAGGATGTATACAAGCACATAGTCCGTGTTAGCGTCCTTGCCGAATGCGTATGCTCCGAGATATGCATGATATGACTGCTTTGCAGCATCCAGGTCATCCTTGACGACCACGCCCTTTTCGATTACGCCCTTTGTGCGCTTGATCTGAATCAGAAAATACTTGTCCATCGATTACCTCCTATCTGGATTTGCTGAGATAAAGCGTTAACGTAGTTGAGCCGGATATGCTTCCGGAGATGGTCAGTGAGCCGTTCGAGGTCGATACAGTCCAGTCACCTGTCTGCGCTGCAGGGGTGCCCAGAGTCTGATTGACCACTACCATGTCTTCTGTGATGTCATCATCGTTGATGGTAGACGGCAGTGTCGAGATGGTCCCGCAGCTGACTACAAGGACCGGCAAATCTGCAATGTCGTTAGCGTTGTTGTAGATCCCGTTCTCGATCTTGTTCAGGTTCGCTGCATTCAGCGCCGGAGCGTTGTCATTGACCCATACTGTTTTTGAATAAGCCATGTTTTCCTCCTATCTTGGATATAGATCTTCTGCAGGGTAAAGGCTCTCAGCAGGGAACAATGGTCCCAACTCGTAATAAGCCGCTGCAATCGTCTCAATGTGGTTGAGATTTGTATGTGTGGTAGCATCAGATGCCTCAGGCATCGACAGCAGGTCCGCTATCTCGTTTGTGCCGGCTATGATGCTCTCCCATTCCGAAACGGTAACGATGTCCTGCTCGGTGAAGTCCTCTCTGAGGCCTGTCGCCCACAGGTAGTTGATGTTACCGCTGATCCTGTTCATGTCTCCGGCAGTAGTCCTCGTTTCCGAGTTGACTCTGTCGGTCACCGGTGTCTGCCATGCCATCACGAACACCTCCTTGCTTCTATCTCACTGATAAGGCCGCCGCCTTCCTCGAATTCGAATGTCATTGCCGTGATGCGCATCAGGACGCTCTCGCCGCCCTTCGGATACATGCCCTCTTCCGGATGCAGGTACTCACTTGGGTATCTGTTGCCGCTGGATGTCCTCTTCATCCGGATCAGGTCGGCTATTTTCATGTGCGGATTGCCACGCCACTTGAAGCTGTACTTCAGATTCGGCACATCGAGCATGTTGCGGAGTGCGTTGACGGTCACATCAGTGTTAGACACTATCTTCATGCGCTCATCGAGCTCGACTGTGATACCTCGCTGGTCAGGATCCGACACAGTGCGTGGATTGTCCGACGCTGTGGTTTTCTTGATTATCGGATAACCATTGACCGACAGGTCTCCGGATGCCGTACACAGCAGCTTTATGGCGTATGGTGTGATGTATGTCGCAGTTCCTGCACCGCCGTTCTCAGACGTTACGCTCGTTATCGAGTAGTACGGCTCAAAGCCGCTGAGGATGTACGACTCGCCTGCAATCGCATCGGACTGGATCGTCAGTTCCGCAGGCTTCGTAGCAACACCGTATGTGTACAGGTCTGTCTCGAAGGCTCTGACGTTCATCTCAATGTCGGTAGTGAAGTCGGCTACGTCTTCCTCGTTTATCTCCCAGACGGTGTCAACGATGCCGGCTATCAGTTCAGGAGCACCGCCGTCCCTGTAGGTGATAGCGAACTCTTCCGGATCCGTGTACATCGTGCAGGCTTTTGCTATCAGCTGACGCCTTGATTCATCAGCGAAGAACAGGTCGGCCTTATTGGTTCCTGTTCCGGCAGGGACGCTGCCGCTTTCTGTAGGCTCGATGCCGCACGCTGTTATCATTTCCTTGATGGTGTTGTAGTACTTCTGGCGTACATCGGCTCTCGTAGCATTGACATATTTGCCCTGGTAATCTTTATCCAGGAAGGCGATAGTCGCATCGACTCCCCTGATGTTCAGTGTCTTGTTGTTGGAATCGTAATGGCATTCGGTGAGGTAGAACTTCCGCAGGTCGCACATGTCTTCCGTGTAGCCTGCAGAAAACGAGATACCTGCGTATTTCTGCATGCGGCTGAAGATGTCTATCCACTTGTCACCGTCTGCACCTACATAGGCTGTCAGATCTATCTCGGAGCCTTCGAGCTCACATGTGCCGTCTTCCAGTTGCTGGTTGACGCCTCTAAGGTCGACGGTCATGCTTATCAGATTCTTGTTGTCAAACTGCCATGCCTTACCCAGAGCGACCTTGCCGATGTGCATGCGTTCGTTCGGCTTGAATGAGTCTATCGTTATCGTCGTGGATCCGTGCGACCATTCCGGGAAGGCTGCCACTCTCTGCGTGTAGTTTCCCTTGCTGTCGTACAGCATCAGTGTCAGATAATCCCATTCATCCGCAGCACTCACCGTCACTGTCGGAGGGTCTGCGTACAGGCCGTACTCGTCGCACAGTTCAGATGCGATGTATCCGTACTTCGAGCCCTCCGGAAGTGCGTCAGTCGTTATCGGCTGTGCCTGTCCGTTATTGACGAAGCCTCCGTTGCAGAGGTCCATCAAAGTGACCATCGTTGCGGTCTCTGTCACCCTTGCCTGTGATTCGTAGGTCGTATCGATGCCTGTTGCCGTCACAGCGGTAGGCTTGTCAGGAGTCTCATCTACTGAGACGATGACATCCATTGCAGGTCTCAGAGGAAGCTTGTTGGCTTCTGCTATCTTCATGCACTCACCTCCCTACTGATAACAGTCAGGGAATGACACGTTCATCTGGATATCGACCCACACGGTCTTGCCGTTGTCGGTGACAGCCAGTCTCTTCCCGCCGACGCCTGTTCTGATAGCGTTGACTGTGGTCGGCTGTCCTGAAGCGATGTCGTCAAAGGTGAAGGTGAAGGCTCCCTGCATCGGATCCGTTTCCCTCATCAGCTCGACGAGCTGGCTGCTCTCTATCCATTCCCATGTCAGTTTCATGTCATCGTATTTCCAGCCGTTGATGTCGGCTATGTTCTTCCCGGACATCGTTGTCAGCTGTGCCGTGAGGTTTGGCACCGTCGACATCTGAAAGTTTTTCGGATGCGGGAAGTCTTTTCCATTGATTTTTATGTACCTCATGGCATTACCCCTCAAAGGCCAGACGGCCCTGTTTGTTGAGTTTGTATATCTGTTCGGCGACTTTCGCTCCGCCGAGGTTTATGATTATCCTTGCTTCGGTAACTCCGGAGCCTGCCATCATGTTCGATGCGTTGATTCCGTTCACGATGCCGGAAGCAGTGTTGCCGAGTGTGTCAAGGTACTTCCTGTACTGGTTCGTTTCGGCAGCCGTCAGGATGGTCTCACCCTTGTGCAGTTCGGCCTCGTATCCGTCATACGGGACTTCCGAGAGACCGATACGCTTCTTCTTCTTCTTACTGCTGCTGCTCGATGTCGAGTTGACGGTGTTGTTGTATGTCGTGAAGGTCTTGGTCGATGCCTGTGACAGGATGTCCTTCCACTTGTTGTAGATGGACTTCATGCTGCTGAGTACCGAATCAAAGCCGCTCTTGACCACAGAGTAGGTCTTGGATGCTTTCTGTCCGAGTACATCCTTCCATCTGTTATAGACATCCTTGATACTGCTGATGGCGGACGAGATGCCGCTCTGCACGACGGATATCGCCTTCGAGGCCTTCTGTGCGAGCACGTCCTTCCACCTGTTGAAGACGTCCTTGATCATTGCAATGGCACCGCTGAATGGTGCGTTGACCTGGAAGTCCTTCTTTGCCTTCTGGCCCATCAGGGTCTTCCATGCAGCGGTCACAAGGTCGATGAGCTTCTTCACAGGTGTCAGCACGGTGTCGAACACTCTGCCGAGTACTCTGACCGCATTGGCTATCTGTGGGTTTGCGTTCATGAAGCCCTGTACGAACTGCTTCATCGCTTCAGCACCCGCCTTGACGAGCTGACCTGCAGCGGCGATCAGTGCCTGTACCAGAGCGACTATCAGACGGCCTGCGCCCTCGATGAGGATAGGCACATTCTGCACAAGCCCTTCAGCAAGCGACTTGGCAAGCTTTATCGCTGATGTCGCCAGCTTCTTGCCGCCCTCAGATGTGATGCCCTTGGACAGGTTGGTCATCGCCGTGCCTATCATGCCGAGAAGCTTAGGGAATGACTTTGCGAAAGCCTGTACGAGGCTCTTAGCGATGTTCAGCGCCACGGGCGCCATGTTCTTCGCTACCTGTGCGACGCTCTTGATGAACTCGTCCATTGCCTTGTCGACACCCTTGCCTCTGCCCATGTTGGTCAGCAGGTTCTGCCACGAGGCCTTCATCATGTTGGTCGAGCCCTCGATGGTCGTTGCCGCTTCCCTCGATGTAGTGCCGGTGATATGCATTTCCTCCTGCACTACGTGGATGGCTTCATAGACGTCATTGAGGTTGCTGATGTCGTACTTCTGCCCGGACAGCTTTTCAGCGTCTGATAACAGCCTCTGCATCTCTTCCTTAGTGCCGCCGTAGCCGAGCTTGAGGTTGTCGAGCATCGTGTAGTTCTGCTTGGCGAAGCCCTGGTAGGCGTTCTGGATGCTCGTCATGTCAGTGCCGAAGACGTTGGCGTTATCGGACATGTCCTGTATCGCCATGTCTGCTACTTTGGCAGCCTTTACGGTGTCACCGTCAAGCGACTGTATCAGCGAGGCCGAGAAGCTTGTGACCTGCTCCATGTACTGGTTGGCTGACATGCCTGCTGTCTTGTAGGCCCTCTCTGCGTACTTCATGACGTCCTTCGAGGCCTTCTCGCCGAATATCTTTTCGACGCCGCCTTCAAGCTGCTCGAACTTGGAGTATTGTTCCATTGCGGCCTTGCCGAGCTTCACCAGTTCCTTGACAGCGTAGGCAGCAGCGAAGGCTTTTATCATCGTCTTCGCCTTATCAGCCAGACCTGCGACCTTGCTTCCTGTGCCCTGGACTTCACCACCGACTTTATTCAGTTCTGATTTGGCAGAGTCGGAATCGACTTTGATGCCAAGCCGTAGTGTACCTAAGTCAAGCATTTAGTTCTCCTTGAATTCTCTTCGTAGTTTTGCCCTGTCCGGCTCTGTCTGCTTTATCAGCCAGCAGCTCTCCAGATAATCACGCCCGTCTTCTGTCTGCCTCATCCTGTGGATGAAGCCGTCACGAAGCAGGATCTTGAATGTGATGCTGTCCACCTGCATCAGCTCGTTGAAACTCATGCCGGTGTATTCTGATACAATGCTGAGGTCATCCGTTCCTGTGACGGTGTAGGCCTCAGTCCGTTTATCTTCTGCGCTTGCAGGTAGAGCCGGGATCTCTATTCCCCCAGGCGTTTGTTTACTTCTTCCATGTAGTCCTTGAAGATCATCGAGCAAAGCATTGAGTCGAGCTCGTCTATCTCTTCCTGAGGGAACTTGCGCCCGTCCTCGTTGTCCAGAACGAGGTCAAGGACTATCTTCTGCAGTTCGGTGAGTGCGTCGAAGTTGTCCTTCGCCTCAAGAGCGGACACCTTGCGCATCATGGCCTCTGTCGGCTTCTTCAGCCATACGGATGTGCCATCGAACCACTTCAGCTCATAAAATCTGTTAATACCGGATAAATCGATCATATTGCTCCTCCTTATACAGTTTTAGAGGGAGGCATGAAGCCTCCCCCTATCAGCGGTTACTGAATACTTGCGTCTTCCTCTTCGTAGAGAACGAGAACGCCCTTTGAGCCTACGCCCGGAACGCATTCGAACTCTGCGTTGAGTACTGTCTCTGAGTCAGGCTGGAACTGAAGCTCGAAGCCCGCAGTGTTGTTACCGACCACTGTGACTCTGATGTCACCGTCTACTGCGTCCTCATGGACGAAGCGGATGACGTACATCTGATTGTCGTAGTTGTCGATGCCACCGATCTTGACAGTCCTCTTGCCTGATGTCTCTGTGACTGTTGCTGTGCTGCAGAGCTTGTCGAGAACGTCGCCGTTCCATGTGAGGATGCCGCTTCTGAATACAACAGCCTCTTCCGTCAGGAATCTCTTGGAAACGTAGCCGAGGTCATCCTTGACTGTGTAGAAGGTCGGTGTGTATTCGAGCGTTGCTCCGCCCTGGATATATCCGAGCAGCTTCTCCTCTGTCTCGATGGAAGCATCAGCAGGTACGCTGTAAACGCCGCCTGTTGCTGTGATCTCATCGACATAAAGCTTGCCGCTGCCGAGTACGATTTTTTCTGACATGTTATGTCCTCCTTAAATGTCCGACCTGAAGACCAGGTCAAAATACATGATGTAATCAATGAAGCCTGTCGCATCGTTCTTGAGGGTGCCTCCTCCGTTCTGCTTGCACCACGCTTCATTCTTCCTGCTGTCTCCCAGACTGATCAGAGCATCCTTGAC